AACCTGGAGAGTTTAGAGATGTTGATGCACCAGGTGGAAACATACGAGATCAGTTTTTTAATTTACCATTTACAGAACCATCAACAACATTATTTAATCTTTTAGGTTTTGTAGTACAAGCTGGACAAAAATTTGCAGCTACAACAGATAATAATGTTGGTAACGATGCACAAAACAGAGCAGTTGGCACAACAATTGCAATGATGGAACGTGGTTCACGTGTGATGAGTGGTGTTCACAAACGTTGTTACTATGCAATGAGACTAGAATTTAAAATTTTAGCAAGAATTTGTGGTGAATTTTTACCACCAGAGTATCCATATGATGTTTATGGTGGCCCAAGACAAATAAAAGCAACAGATTTTGATGGTAGAGTTGATATTTTACCAGTTGCAGACCCAAATATTATGTCTATGGCACAAAGAGTGACACTTGCACAAACACAATTGCAAATTGCAAACACAAATCCTGCAATTCACAACGTTCATGAAGCCTACAGACGTGTTTATGAAGCATTAGGCACTAAACAAATTGAAACATTATTGAAACCACCACCAAAACAACCAGAACCAATGGATCCTGCAAAAGAAAATGCACGTGCATTGCAGATGAAACTACTTACAGCTTTTGAATTTCAAGATCATGATGCACATATAGCGGCTCACATGGCATTCATGGCTACTAGAATGGTTCAGATCAATCCACAAGTGTACGCTTTACTGCAATCACATGTTTCTGATCACATATCATTCAAGGCAAGAGGTGAAGTTGCTGCAACTATGGCACAAGACCCGCAAATGGCACAACTTCAACAAGCAGATCCTGAGCAATTTGCAATTATGTATGATGCTGAGGTAGCAAAACGTACTGCACAAATAACTCAAGAGCTTGCTCAAACAGAAATGCAGGCAAATGCTGCTAAACAAGATCCACTTGTAAGAATTAAACAACAAGAAATAGATTTAAGAGCTATGGATTTACAAAGAAAGACAGAAGAGACAAGATTTAAGGCAGATCAAGAGAATCAAAGAGCTGCTCAACGTTTAGAATTTGATTATGATAGATTAGCAACACAAGATCAGCAATCAGATGAAAGATTAGAAGTTGCAAGAGAGAAAATAGATGCAAAAAAATAGAGAAGGATTAAGTGGTGGTGTAAAATCAGGCCCTCCTCCAAAGTCAGGACCAAATCCGCAAGGTCTTGCAAAAGGAGGATGCCCACATAGAGAAACAGGAGCTAAATCTGACATCAAAGGTATTAAAAACATACAAGTTACCGGAAAAAAGTTCATCGGTTTACGATAAACTTACTGAAAAAGAAAAAACTATATTCTTAGCAGGAGTTTTTGATGGAGAAGGTAGTTTTGGCATTTGGTCTAAATTAAAAACAAAAAAATACTTCGCTGCCAGTGTAGAAATGTCTGATAAAGACATGGTTCAAAGATTTCATGCGTTTTTTGGTGGTTGTTTGTACTTATGTAAGCGGAGAAAAGAACATCACAAGGATACATGGAGATGGCGTATCAATGGTCAGGGGGCTTTAAAAACAATTGATATGATGATAGATTACTTAAGTAAACGACGTAAGGAGAAATTTAAAAATGTGGTTGAGTGCCTTAAAATTAGCCATTAATGCGGGAAGCAAAATCTATGCTAACAAGCAAAGAACGAAGATGGCAATGTCAGATGCACAATTAATGCATGCTGAAAAGATGGCTCGAGGTGAAGAATCTTATCAAGGCAAATTATTAGAGGCTAGACAATCAGACTGGAAAGACGAGGCAGTTTTGATAATTCTCAGTTTGCCCGTTTTGGTGCTCGCTTGGGCAGTGATATCGGACGACCCAACTGCAATGGACAAGGTAAAATTGTTCTTTGATATGTTCTCTCAGCTCCCGTCATGGTTCACAAATTTGTGGATCTTGGTTGTGGCGAGCATTTATGGTATAAAGGGTACACAAATATTTAGGAACGGAGGAAAAAAATAGATGACTAAATTATGTCCAAGAGGTAAAGCCGCAGCGAAAAGAAAATTTAAGGTATATCCGTCAGCATACGCTAATGCATATGCAAGTAAAATTTGTGCAGGAAAAATTAAAGATCCATCTGGTACAAAAAGAAAAGATTTCAAAGGACCTAAACCAATGCAAACAGGTGGAATGTTGAATCAAAGAAGAAATCGATTAAATGCACCAGGGGAGAGACCTATCATGGGTGCAAAAACTGAGCAAGGTGAAAAAGCTAGAAGAGAATATATAGAACAACTTAAACAAGTTAACGATGAGAAAAAAAGAAGAGAAAAAACAAGACCAAAGAAAGGCAAAGGACAGCAGCGTAGACCAAGAATTCCTCAGTTTGAATTAGGTCGTCCAGCAGGTGCAAAAAAAGGTGCTATTATGGTTATCCTTGCTAAGAAACCTGTATCAAGCCCAATGAAGAAAAAAAAGACGGGTGGTATGACTGCAGGAAGTCAATCAGGATTAGGTAGAATACAAAAATCAATTCAAGCTGAAATTTTAAGAGAAAAAAAAGGTGGTGGTTACGATGCAGGTACACCTGGAAAGTTAAGAGATTATGGAACTCGTATTAACCTTGATGGAGTTACATACAAACCTGGAAAAGCACCTGCAGTTACACCAGACAGAAGAAAAAGATTAAAAGAACTTATGGAAAGAAGAGCAAGATCTCGAGCATTAAAACAAATTGGTAAAACAGTTGGGATATTAGCTGGACCTGCAGCAGGGGTTTCAGCAGGAAAAGCACTAGCAGACAGAATCAAGAATAGAAAAGCTAAACAAAGTCCAGGACCATCTCCAACAAGAAAAGGTGGAAAAGGACCAAGAGGGTTAGGAAAAGGAATAGGAAAAGGTTTTAAAAAAATACCTGTAATGGAAGTTAAGTCTGGTGGTGATGCAAAAATTAAAAAAGTTATAAAAGGATTAAACAAAGCTTCAAAACTACACGCTGGACAAGCAAAATCTTTAGGGACATTAGTAAATAAAAAATCAGTTGGAGGTATGGCTGATTATTATAAAGACCTAATGTAATGCAAAAAAACATACAATACATGAAAGAGGGAGGACTTAAAAAATGGTTCTCACAAAAATGGGTAGATATTGGAAGCAAACGTGGGGATGGTTCTTACGCACCTTGCGGCCGATCAAAACTAGCATCAGACCGAAAAAGAAAATATCCAAAATGCGTCCCTGCTGCAAAAGCAGCTCGTATGACAGAATCCCAGAGACGGAGTGCCGTTGTAAGAAAAAGATCTAGAGCACAAGGTGTAGGTGGTAAACCTACCAATGTTAAAACGTTTGCAAAATCCTAAAAAATTCTTATAGTCACGATATGCGTGATGTTATCTTAAAAGCATTAGAGGATAGATACAATGCTGATATTTCAGAAGCAGAGGCTAACTTAAAGATATATTTAGAAAGGCCTGCTGGAGTTGCAGAACATCCTGCTGTGGTTGCAGAAGCAGATAAACTTGTTGCAAAAATTGCAGAAGCAGAGGATAAACTTTCCATTTTGAAAGAATTTGATGATTGAAGGCGATAGCATAGAATACGATCTACTAGAAAAAGTTTGTGGTTTAATAATGAACGATAAACCATTCACTTGTGAAATAGGTGTCAGATTAGGTAAAGGTTCACAAACAATATTAAACTCTTTAAAACATAAAGATCATTGGCATATCGGTATAGATCCTTATGGAGACATAACTTATAAACATTTTGATAAAGACTCTACAATAGAACACAAAGATGGAGGATCACCTACTTATTCTAATTCGATGAAAACAACTTTATTACAAAATTTAAATTATGATAATTTTTCATTATTTCAAATGAGTGATGATGATTTTATGAAAAGGTTTGCTGATGGAGTTCCTATTTATAAAAAAGATAGAACTATTAGAAATGATTATGATTTGGTTTTTTTAGATGGACCACATAAAACAATAGATATTCTCAAAGAAGTAATATTCTTTGGTGAACGTTTGAACGATAAGGGTTTCATTGTATTAGATGATTATGAATCATTTAAATTTGATATAGTTATAAAATCAGCTGAATTAATGGGTATTAAATTAATGCATGTGGGAAAAAATAAAATAATTTTAAGAAAATATACAGATAGTAACTTTTAATGGATCTTCACACAATTTCATTACTTCAAAATTTAATTAGAAAAAGACTAGAAAGATATAAAGAAGCCGCTATATATAGTGTTGACACCATAGACCAACTACAATATGTTAGGGGTCAAATCAAATCTTTAGAAGATTTGCAACAGGAACTTAAAGACCTGCTGAATAAACAGGAGTTAGAAGATGACAACGTCCACGGAGCAACCGAAACGGACTGAAACAAAACTGAAAGACTCGTATAAACCCGAGGCAGAAGTTAAAACAGTCCTAGATCCCAAAGCAATAGATGACAAACTATTAGAGAGATTACCTACACCTACAGGATACAGATTATTGGTATTACCATATGCTGGTCCTAAAAAGACAAAAGGTGGGATACTTCTTTCTGATACAACACAAGAAACGATACAGATGACAACAGTCTGTGGCCTTGTTCTTAAAATGGGTAATCTTTGTTACAGAGACAAAGATAAATTTCCGTTAGGACCTTGGTGTAAACTACACGAATGGATAATATTTAGTAGGTACGCAGGTTCAAGATTCAAGATTGAAGGTGGAGAAGTAAGAGTGTTGAATGACGATGAAGTTATTTCAACAATCAAAAATCCACGTGATATTTTGCACCATTACTAAGGAGGACAAATGGCTGAAGAAAATAAATCTCCAGAAGTGGAGTTAGACACCGACGGTGTTAATGAACAAAATGTTGATGTTGAAAGTCCAAAAGAACCAGATGAGTCTTTTGCACAAAAACAAGATGTCGACTTAGGATATACTGATGTTACACAGAGTGGTAAATCAGCAAAAGAACTTTTACAGGAAACTAAAGAACAACCTGAAGAACCTGAGCCAGTAGAGCAAAAGGTTGAAGAAGATAAAGGTGATCTAGAAGATTATTCTGATAAAGTTCAAAAAAGAATAAAAAAGTTAACTTTTCAAGTTCGAGAAGCAGAGAGAAGAGAAAAAGCTGCTATTGAATATGCAAAAGGCATCAAAGATAAATACGATACTGTAAGTGAAAAGTATGAAGAAACAGATACTAATTATCTTAAACAATACGATGCAAGAATAGATTCTGAGAGAGAGAAAGCAAAAGCAAATTTAAAAGCTGCTCTTGATGAAAGCAATACAGAAGCAATTATGGAAGCTAATGATCAGCTTACAAAATTGGCTGTAGAAAAAGAAAAAGTATCTATGTCTCTTGGAGAGAAAGAGGCAAAGAAAAAAGATGCTGAGTCACAACCCCCAAAAGAGGAGGTTAAGCAACCACCTGTCAGTCAAAGAGCTCAAAAATGGGCTGAAGACAACGACTGGTTTGGCACGGATAGAGTGCTAACTGGTGCTGCTATGAGTATCCATGAAGATCTTGTACAGCAGGGAATTGACGGGGAAAGTGATGAGTATTATAATCAAATAAACAAACGTATGAAGGAATATTTCCCTCAGAAGTTTGCCGAATCTTCTACTGAAGAAAAAACAAAAGCTACACCCGTCCAGAACGTGGCTTCTGTAAGTAGACGATCAGGTGGACGCAAGTCTGTGAAGCTCACCAAATCACAGGTAGTTATCGCTAAGAAATTAGGGGTGCCATTAGAGGAATACGCAAAATACGTGAAGGAAGGAGTATAACATGGAAAAAGTTAAAACCTCACGCACGTCCGATACTAGAGTTAAAGAAGCTAGAAAAAAAGATTGGACACCACCATCCAGTTTGGATGCGCCAGCTGCACCGCAGGGGTACTGTCATAGATGGATACGTACATCCACTGCAGGTTTCGAAGACGTTGCAAACGTTTCTAAGAAACTAAGGGAAGGTTGGGAATTCTTGAAAGCTGAAACACTATTAAGTGAAATAGGCGAACATGATTACCCAATTATTTCTGAAGGAAAACATGCTGGTCTAATCGGAATTGGGGGCCTTGTGTTGGCAAGGATACCAGAGGAGATCTTGAAACAACGTGCTGAGTATTTTAGAAAAATAACTCAAGATAGAACAGACGCTATTGATAGAGATCTTATGAAGGAACAACACCCGGACATGCCAATCAATATTGAGAGGCAGTCTAGAGTTACCTTTGGTGGTTCTCGTAAAAAGTAATATTTTTGCGATACCTATAAGTAACTTGGATAAGTTAAATAAAAATAAACGGAGAAAACAACTATGGCAAATCAACTAGAAAAGTTCGGTCTAAGACCTTACAGAAAACTAGATGGTACACCATTAGCTGGAGCTCAAAACAGATATACGATTAAAGCTAATTATGGCTCGAATATCTTCCAAGGTGATTTGGTAATACCTGTATCAACTGGAAATATTGAAGTACATGTTAAAAATACATCGGAAGCTGTTGTGGGCGTTTTCAACGGATGTTTTTTTACTGATCCAACTACTGGAAAGCCTACATTCAAAAACTTCTACCCTGCGAACACAAATGCGAGTGACATTACAGCATTCGTAATTGATGATCCAGATGCAGTTTTTTTAATGAATGCAGATGCTGCTTTCACAAGAGCGGATCTATTTAAAAACTACTCGTTGGATACCAACAATGGAAGTACAACAACTGGTATATCAGAAGCGATGTTAGACGTTGGAACATCAGGAACTGCAACTACTTTCGCAGTACAAGCGATTGACATTTCGCAGGATCCTGAAAATTCTGACACTACAACATCAAATGCTAATATATTGGTTAGAATCAACAACCACTTCTACAGAAGTGGAACAGGCATAGCGTAATAAGGGAGAATAACTATGGCAATATCACGATCACAACTAGTCAAAGAACTAGAGCCAGGTTTGAATGCTTTATTCGGCCTGGAGTATAGTAGATATGAAAATCAGCATGCTGAGATTTATACTACTGAAACATCTGACAGAGCTTTCGAAGAAGAAGTAATGTTAGCAGGTTTCGCTTCTGCACCAACTAAACAAGAAGGTGCTGGAGTTGTGTTTGATCAAGCAACTGAAACTTTCACTGCTAGATACTCACATGAAACAATTGCTTTGGCATTTGCTATCACTGAGGAAGCAATCGAAGACAACCTATATGATAGATTAGCTGCAAGATACACAAGAGCTCTTGCAAGATCTATGGCAAACACAAAACAAGTGAAAGCTGCAAATGTATTGAACAATGCGCAAGTAACAACAGTAACTGGTGGAGATGGAGTATCTTTAATTAATGCTTCTCACCCATTAGCAACTGGTGGAACTTTCTCAAACGTTCTTGCAACTGCATCAGATCTTAATGAGACTTCACTTGAGCAGTCATTGATTGACATTGCTGGTTTTGTTGATGAGAGAGGCTTAAGAATAGCTGCTCAAGGTAGAAAAATGGTAATTCCAAAAGAATTACAATTCACTGCTGAGAGAATTATGAAGTCTCCTATGAGAACAGGAACAGCTGATAACGACATCAATGCAGTAAGAAGCATGGGAATGGTACCAGAAGGTTATGTAGTTAATAACTTTTTAACTGATACAGATTCTTACTTCTTAATGACTGATGTGCCTAACGGACTAAAAATGTTTGTTAGATCACCAATCAAAACTGCTATGGAAGGTGACTTCGATACAGGAAACGTAAGATTTAAAGCTAGAGAAAGATACTCTTTTGGATTTTCTGATCCAAGATGTGTATTTGGTAACGGAAACTTACCAACTAGTTAATAGATAATACGTAAGTATTTTGAGAAGGGGCGGTGTTTTACATCGCCCCTTTTTTTATGTATAATATAAAAACCTAGATTAATTATTATGTCGACTGGCTAGGCAGACGGTATAGAGACGGCATAGTACAATGGCTATACACAAAGGAGAAAATTATGGCTAGAACAACGTTTAGTGGACCGGTAAGATCTTTAAGAGGATTTATAGGAACAGGTCCTGAAATGGCACAATCAATAACTGGAACAGTTGATGGTGGAACAGACATCGCAGGAATTGATAAGTATCAAGGTAAAATAATCCAAATCGGAGATGCAAATACTGTATTTAATTTACCTTCAATTATAGATACAGCAACTGCTGCGTCTGCTGGATCTGATGATCCAAATTCAGCGAACAGAGTTGGTTTAATATATGAGTTTATCGTAACTTCAAGTTTAACAGGTGGAAACACTTTCGTTCTTAATGCAGGAACTGCAGCAGGAAGAGCTACAGCTGATGTATTTAGAGGAATGGCTATCTACAACAATACAGCTACTGATCCAGGAGCTGTAACTGCATTCACTGCAGGTGGGACTGATACTCTTACTTTAACAGCTACTACTAAAGGTGGACTAGAAGGTGCACACATTAGATGTAGAGCAGTTGATGGTTTAATTTGGCAGATCAATGCAGAGTTAATCGG